AGTTGAATTTCTTCAATGACATCAAGACGATGATCATCTAAAGAATAAAAAAATCTTTTAACTAATCCACAAGGACCGCAAGAGTCTTTAGAAAAATATAAAAACTTATTCTGCATGATGTGCTTTCAAATCAGGATTGGGTTGACTTGGCTCAAAGGGCGTACGAGAAAGATTCTTAATTACAATGAAAGCATCTTTGTTATACTTACGGACACCAAAGGGTGTTGCCCATTTCTTATTGTAATCTTCTCCTTGGTGGATACCTGAGACAGCAGTGCCACCAATCTCAACTACAATATTATCCTTACGTACATCCCACCCAAGAGATTCTACTGCTTGGATGAGTCCTTCTTCAGTGTAATTCATAGGTCTCCTGCTTTACGGTTTTCAGAATAGTGGACATCAAACTCTCCACCAGGATAACGAGACTTTAGTTTCTCAACATTCATCTCAATGATCTCTTCAGGTGAAACATCGAGTGCCATACATGCTTGCATAAAATACCACATAATATCACCCATCTCACGCTTCAGGTGAAAGAGATTCTCTTCGGTCGGTTCTTTACCTTGGAAGACAATCTTTTTGATGACTTCAGTAAACTCACCCGACTCTGCACAGAGACCTACAGCAGCAGTAAGCAGTCGCTCGGAAGGAAACTTTTTGTTTTTGAGGTATTCAAGACGCTCAAAGAATACACTATTGTCTTTGCTTTCTTGCGAGGTAACCTCATTGACGAATTTAGCATACTTAATAAAATCAATCATACTTTAGTGACGCAAATGTTTTGTTGGTGGTGAATCGTTTTACAAGGTCGATCCGCTCCTCTTCTTGTCCATGGTCTTGACCAGAATCTACCAAATCTTTTTGAGCAGACTGCTCTACATCATACAACTTCATCTTCGCTCTGTCAATACCCACACAGAATCTTTTATTCATAGTTGGGTCATTGTATCTATTCTTGAGTTGCTTGACCATAATCTGATTCATGCCCTCCATCTCTTCCGTGCTAATAAGGGCAAACATAAGATCAGCAGTGGCAGGCAAACCAAAGGATTCAGAAGTATCAGTAAGGTCAACATCAGAGCTACCATAACCTGAGCGAGTGGTCTGCGTAGCAGAGACGATAGGCACGTTACACTCCACAGCAAGACCTCTAAGTTCCTCTGCGATTGCTTTGACGTATGTATAGGAGTTGACAATGCTGCCTTTATATCGCTGGGATGCACAGATATTAAGGTAATCCACAAAGATAATATCGGGTCTAATAGACCGCTTGAGAGCAAGATCAGAAATAAGAGACTTAAAGTGACCGACATGTGCAGATGCCGTAGGATACTCCTTAATAATTAGTTTGCCTTGAGTCTTCTTTGAGAGGTTTGTCACCTTATTCTCAAACATTACCTTGGGTAAGGATGCAAGATCTTTGATATTTACATTCAAGAGATTGGCATCGATTCGCTCTGCGATTCTTTCTTCCGCCATCTCCATCGTGATGTAAAGGACATTCTTACCTTGGAGTAAGCACGATGCAGCGACATGACACATAAAGAGAGACTTACCAACCCCAGTGCCAGCAAGAGCGATATTAAGAGTCTTAGACGGTAGTCCACCCTTCGTGATTTTATTGAAGAACTCCAAATCGAATGGGATCTTTTCTTCTGTTCTATGGTAGTAGTCATATCTTGACAGTGCATCATCTATGTAGTCATGACCTACATGACTATCAAATGAGATAGACAGTGCTTCAGATAGGATGTGTGGGATAGCACCCTTATCTTTCTTACTATCTTGCCCATCAGCAATCTTAATAGATTCCATCAGGGACAAATAGATTGCCCTCTCCTGACACCACTTCTCTGTAGTATCTACAATCCAACCAAAATCAGTTTTCTCATTCTGAATATTATTAATTACAGACTGCACTTCTTTGAAAGATTGCTCACTGAGATCATCTCTCTTATCAATCTGAATTGACAATGCTGTCTGATTAGGAAGGGAATCATACTTGATTACATAGTCAGCAATCTCATTGTATACAACCTTGCAACCGTTGCTAGTAAAATACTCTTCCTTAATAAAAGGAATTACCTTCCTACAATAAATCTCGTCATGGATGAGGTTATTGATGATGGTAGTTTCGATGGTCATAGGTAGTGCAGATAGCTCCCAAGGATATACTTCGCTTTGTCTTTTACAGGTCTACCTGCATGGCGATACAACCATAGTGATGGGAAGATAAGCATTCTCCCTTCAACTGGACTGACTGAATGTCCCAATCTAGGAAAGTCTGTTTCTCCCCCACTTCTAACTGTATTCAAATACAAGAAACAGACTAGAAATCTTCTTGCCGAATTGTAGTCAGCGACATCAACATGATCTTTAAATTCATCTACCAGTTTAGTATACTTCTTGATTCGATATTGCTCGAATGCATACTTTGGAGGAAAGTCTGCACCTAGATCCAACTCCCGAATATACTGATTAGTATAATTGATGAATACATCTTGGACTAATTTCTGGACTCCAGTCCATCTAGGATTTTTATCTAGATACTGCTTTGTAAAATTTAATTCGGTGAAAGTAGGTCTCCTCTCCCTATCAATCCTTTCTTGATTTTCTAGATCTAAATCAAATGTCCTAATGATCTGACGACATTTCTTTCCATCCAATGCTCCATCATAAACTTTGATGTAGTCTTTTAGCTCTTTACCCACCATAACTAAACTCCTTCTCCGCTGCTTTATCCAATGCCATCATGACTTCGGGCGTGAAATATTTCTCAGGATCGGCAAGAATAACAGAAGGATAAACGGAAGATTCCCCAACAACAACCCGATTCCCCTTCCGCTGGAAGACTCCATGCTTCTCACCCAATTCCAATAGTCCGTAATACTTGTCAAGTCCACGGTCGTAATAAAGACGGGTTTCAATTTGAGAATTCTCCTTAGTGAGACGTGACTTTGCTGCCTTACATTTGATGATGTTACCTACAACTTCTTTACCATCCTTCTCTTTCTTTTTGGTAAGATGGATGATAGTAGATGCAGCATACTTAAGACCACTACCGCCGCCCATTTCCTTCGTGGGGACGTAAGCACCGATAACATCATAAGTATGATTGGTTACAAGCATAGGGACATTTGCCTTACCCAACTTGAGAGTAAGAACTCGGAAAGCACCTTTGATCAACTGACTCTTGGTCATGTCACGGACTTGCTTATCGTTAGCAACGTCCTCAATCTCCTTGGTGGTAGACAGCATACCCAGAGAGTCTAGCACAAACATCATAGGTTGGCGATCATCTTTATCCTGCTCCATATACTTGTCCAGAATACGGCAGGACTGTGTGCGAAACTCTTCAATGGTGGAGACAGGGACAATCATCATACGATCAGCAGGAATACCACGATCGACAATCATCTCCCTAGAGATAGCAGATTCAGATTCAAAATAGATTACCCCAGCATCGGGATTTGATTCAAGAAAATGCTGGACAATCCCAAGGCAAAAGAAAGTCTTGCCAGTAGAAGACTCACCAGCGATAGCAGTGATCTTGTTTCCTGGGACTCCACCGTAAATTGAGCCGCTAACCAGAGCATTGAAAATGTAACTACCAGTATCAATGTAACTAGTAGTGTCTCCTGCTGCGACACCATCTGAAACAATACTTGCATACTCATTACCAATCTCCTTTGCTACATCCTGTAGAAAATTCACTCTTCAACCTCCTGTAATCGTGTAATAAAATTAGCTCTTTTCATGGCTCTTTGAAACCATTCGGCGTCTTGCCTGTCTGTGAAAACTTTTTCTTCTCTCGGAGAAAACCCAAAGGCATTCTGGTATTCTACTCTGTATTGTTTGTTATTCATCCAAATAGAAATTCTAGTGTGGCGATTTTTTCTGGTTTCCAACCAATCGTATCCATAATGACCTTTAGCGGCTCCAAGAAACTCTTTGAGAATTGTAGGTCATAGTCTACCTGTTTGTCAATACCCAATTCTTTTGGGAAAGTTTGAAAGAATGAAATTACATTCTCATTAATCTTATTAGGAGTCTTAAGATAAACAAACTTAATCTTCTCTCCATCTTGGATCAATGGATATTTGTGAGACAGTTTATTTTTCTTGATATAAAAATTGTACAGAAGGGATCCCCTCACATGGATGGGAGTGCCTTTCGTATATACTGTAGCGGGGTTGGACCACTTATTTAGATTATTACATCCACGAGGAAATGAAATGTCTTCGATTGGCAACGACGAAAACTCATCTCGGAATTCGGCAATAAACTTCTGTGCCGCTTCCTCATCTTCATTCATAATAACATTCAAACAATCTTTAATCTTCTGCCTACATGGAGCAGGTGTAGAAGACTTGACTGCTTCGATGCCCATCATCTTGAGTTTAGGTTCTGCATAACGGACACCTTCGCTATCCCAGACGTTGAGAATGTATCGCTTCTTTGCGGTCCAGATACCACTGTCAGCGATATTCTCACGCTTCATCTTCATCTTCTGGTCATATGCCGAAACATACGTCGCCAACTCTTGATATGACGATTCGATAAATGGCTCCAACTTCTCTTGACAGATCTTGTCAAGTATGGAAACAATCGCTGCTTTGTTGCCAGACTTATTAGCAAAAAATTTACTAACAAGAGGTCCAAGATTAAGATAGATTGAGTCGGTGTCAGATGCCACCACATAATCTTCTGCCTCAGTTTGCAAAAGTTTATTTAGGTATCCATTAACTTTGTTTTCAATCCACCTAATCGAGACTTGCCCCGAGAGAGTAATTGCCTCAGCATTTGCCAGATTGTAATATCTGAAGTATTGGTTTCCGATAGCACCATAGGCAGAGTTGAGTTGAATCTTTCTTGCCATTTGGATGTTGTTGAATTTGGACACATCCTTTTGTAGTGCCTTGGACTCTGCAGGTGAGGTGGTATTTTCAAGAGACTGCTTAGCGGCAAGCATTCTCTTCTTGTATATGGTTCTTTCATCGTAAATCTTCTGCATCATTTCAGGAAGGAATCCATGCACGTCTTTACGATACTGAGCACCGTTAGCGCACACGCAATACTCCCCATCAATATCTAGCGTCTCCTCAAGGATTCTATCAACCGTTGCGCTGGGATGTCTTTGATCAATGAGGGTTTCTGGGGAAATATTGTATTGCATAATAAGATGAGGGTACAGACTATTGAGGTCAAAGCTAACCACCCAATCATACTTTCCAGGAACCGGCTCCTTGACGTATGCTCCTGCGTATTTTTCATCCTTCTTTGCACCTCTACGAGGAGGGACTACTACGTTTCTATCCTTTAGATAGTTATAAATCATCGTGTCCCACATGCGTACTTGACTATACACATCTTCAAGATTCACTTTAGCATCGTATGCCATAGTGACTGCCAACTCAATGAGTTTCATCTTATCTTCCAGTCTATCGATCAACTCAACGTCTTGGATATTGTATTCCATAAACTTCTGCCAATCAGAAGTATAGAAGTCCTTGAAGTTTTCATACTCACTGTGATCAACCTTTCTCTGACCCAACTCAACAAAAGCAATATGATCCAATCGATAAGATTCTTGGTTGGTATAAGTAAACTTCTTATACAGATCCAGGTAGTCTAGGATGTTGATGCCAGAAAGATCATAAGCAATGTGAGTGCGTCCCATGATGTTGATCTCACGCTCATTGGCACGATTCCAAGGTGATAGAGACTTCATCCACTTCTCACCCAGCACACGGTTGACTCGGCGGCAGATATATGGCACGTCATACAGGTTGACATTCCAACCAGTCAACACATCAGGAGTATTCTCTGCCCACCAACTGACAAAGTGATTCAACATCTCCTGCTCAGTCCAGAAGAAGTTAGTCTCAATACCCTTCTCTGCTTCAAACTCACGAGTTGCCCAGCAATAATATTGCTTTGTCACCATATCTTTGATGGTGATAGACAACATCTCTTCAGCCGCTTCTTCTACGTTTGGGAATCCATTCTCGCACTGGACCTCAATGTCCATTGCAAAGATCTTCATCTTATTCATATCGTAATCAACCTCACCAGGAAACTCCTCAGCGATAAATTGATATACAAATCTTTCATAACCACAGACACGAAATCCGTGGACATCTTCATACTTTGCGATGAAGTCTCGTGCTTCTCTAGGAGATTCAAACTTTACTGGTTTTACATTCTCGCCATCCAGAGTTTTGTATTTCTCTTCCTTGTTTGAAGAGACAAACAATGTAGGCGAAAAGTGGGTACGAGATTGGATCTGTTGTCCATTCTCATACCCACGATAAAGGATAGTGTTTCCTGCCAGTTGGATGTTGGTATAGAAACTACTCATGTACTTTTTGATACTCCCCTAGGATCTCCGTGCTCGGATCCACTATAGTAAAAACCGCGTCAGATGTCAAGAAAAGATCACGCTGGTTGGAGTATTGGGGATACTTCTCCAACTGTCCATCAACGATTCTATAGCATCCCTCCACCAAGATGGAAGGTTCCTCATCCAATTCGGTCACTTTGCCAATCAGGTAATCAGTCAGATTCCCGCTCTTCAGTAATAGAATTTTGACCATTTTTTGCTGCTGCCTCTAATAGTGATGCGTATTTGTCTTTAATATCATCATGTGTTTCATATGCACTAATGATCTCATCGTATCTGACAATGATAGTCTGCTCCTTTGCTAAAGGTGCATACATTTCCATGGTAACTTCTGGATTTGTAATTGCATGAATATTGCCATCATCATCTTCTGCTACCATAGGTTGTGAAATGTAAATCACATACGGTTGAATCAATTGATAACCTAGAATTTTTTCAGTTCCTTCCTGTGTAATTTCACGAATGTCACAAATGACATCTTCACCGCTTCTTGTTCTTACGATTCTTAGACTCATAATTTCTCCTTTCGATTTCGTTTACTGCTTGCTTAATGATGTCTTTTAAAATCTTATCTTGGGGAAGATTTTTCTGCTCTGCGATAGGTCTAACATACCGCAGAAGTGCTTCACTATAGGATGCAGGCACTTCAATTGTCAAGAGGTCAGATTCGCCATCATAGTTATTCGGTTTTAAGTTTACATACACATTCATAAGTATACTCCAAACAAAAAGAGACCCCGTGAGGTCTCTTTGGTTGTATACTATGTATCAATAATCATCTAGGTAACTCTGACAAGTATCAGGATTCTTTTTACAGAATGCTCTGACATAAGAGTCGGCATCAACTTCCATAGTGTAATGTGCGTGATTATGTGCCAATCCTATAATAATGAGAAATCCAACCAGCAGACCATTAAACAGAGTCACTGGATGACTCAGCACTTTCAGAAACTTCATCAAGAATATCATATACTTTGAGTTGCTGGTGATCGGGGATGATTCTCTTCAATTCTACCACAAGCATTCCGTTTGTGAATGTGACTGTGCCGATTTCGACATCATCCGACAGGTTGAAACCTCTAGCGAAGGTGCGAGTGGAAATACCTCTGTGCATGTATTCCTCTTC